CGGCGAGGTTCGGGTCGTCATGGTACGTGTACCCAGAGTAGGTTGCGGAGCCGCTGACGGCAATGCAGTCCTGCGAGCCAGGGAAGACGAGTAGGTTCCGGTCGTTAGCGGTTCCCATCGTCATGGTGATGCGTTGCACTGACGTAACAACCTCGACGCGACCGTGATGCGCGTCGGGCAGGTCGATCATCTTGCTGTGGCAAGGATCGATAAGCTGCGCTACGACGGCGCCCGCTAGCTTCCGGTCGTCTCGAGTGACAGTCGGAAGCCCCTGACGGGCCTGAGCGCGCACTGGCAGGCCACCACCAAGAGCGCTGCTAGGGCGATTCCCAGAAGCATTCTTGGCAGTAGCGCGTCCGGCGGACTTGGTGCTGCGTCGCATGGCTGTATGAAGTTCGTGCTCTTGCTTGTTTTCACCTACCATCCTCCTGAGAAAACTAGCACGCGCGGGAACGTGGTGGTCGGGGAACAATTGCTTGTAAATCCCGGCCACGGCCGCGAAGTGCTCTGGCATCGCCGCGAAGTTCTGCATAGCGCACAGGAGTGCGCCAGCGTTCTTCTTGGGTACGGCAATGTGCAAGATGCGCCACCACTGTCGCGCAAACGACGTGAAACGGTAAGAACCGTCCGCGTTAAGCTTGCGTGAACAGAACTCAAGGCCAGCCGGGTCACGAGAACGCGTGACCCGGGTGGCGGACCTCTTGAGTTTGAGCCCGAAGAGCTCGCAGAAGTTGAGAAAGGGATCAACGTCTGAGCTCGACATACGATTGATCGTGTCATCGCCGACAGCGATAAGCGCGGCGACACGAGCAAGGTTGTGCTTCACCTGGAAGAGCAGGCGGATGAAGACCTGCTCACGGCTGTTGTCAGAGAGGGTTGAAAACCTACCAGACAACTGGATGGCAAAAGCCAGCGGGTGGATCCGGCCATCAGAGGTGATGAGTACGATGTACATGAGCGAAGTGTACCACTCAACGAGCGCATCGATGTAGCGCTCGGAGTCCGCACCCGGGAGCACCCCCATAGCACGGGCAGCGACGTGGCAGCGGTACAAGTCCCGGACTGGTTTCACCCAGTCATAGGTCTGGCAGTCTGCCTCGACTGATACGGGGTCTACAAACCATTGGTCGTGCTTGTAGATGTGCTCGATCGTGTCCTTGAAGTCTCCAAAACCGGAGAACCCTACCTTGGTCGGTAGCTGATCGTGGTTCTCTAGCTCGTGGTCGTCGAGGTAGTGATTTAACAGTCGCTCGATGACTTGGTCCTGGACGGACACGCTGCTGATAATGCGGAATCGACCTTCGTCGATCTTACCAGGCTTGTGTGGCTCGCGCTTGATAAAGGCGCGAACATAGCCGAGATAGCGCTGTCCTGGCTCCAAGCGCAAGCGGATCAAGCGGATAAGCTCCGCTCGACCAGCAGGGTGGGCGAGGACATCTCGGTTGGTCTTGAAATGGTAACAGAGAGGGAAGCCGGGGGAGGAAGTGGGGTTAAGGCAGGTTAGTGCAGTGGCGATGTTAGCGGGGGAATCCCAGCCAGTAACGTCGAACTGTG